GCCATGGGGTCAGAACCAGCAGCCAGAGCAGCCAGGTCACGAGCCTCAAAGGCGCGGCCACGGTGCAGGATCACGCCGACTTGCTTGTCAGCTTGGATCTTGCCGGGGGTGAGGCTGCTGCTGTCGGTCAGCACCTCGAAATCACCGGAAAGGTTGGCTTTCCAGAAGGGAACGTTGATGAAATCACCGCCCTCGGTGGCATTTAGCTCCGCCAGAGGCTGCACCACACCGGAAGCCAGGAAGGCATCACGCTGAGTGGTTTGCTCAATGACGTAAGGCGTAAATACCTCGGGGATGATGATGTCAGAGCGAAGGGTCGCCATGACTAATCCTCAAAAAGGGTTTACGGATGTGGGCGCAGCCCTAGGCTCTATGTGGCGCAGCCATCACGAGCAGACACTCAAATACTAACGGTTGGCTGCTGCTTTCATCCGGTCGTATAGGTCGCGGTCTGTACGGAATAGCCGTGACTGCTCAGTGAGGTTGAATCCTTCGCGGCTGAATGGATTAGCCATGCCGGCAGGGATGGCGCCATTACTGCCGCCGGTTGGTGCGCCACTGCCTTGCGGCTTGGGTTGCTTCTGCATCCATGCGGGCAGCGTCTTGGCCCATTCGCTGACGGGCGTGCGCTGGTAGCCATCGACGACGACCACGGTGCCATCCGCCTCGCGCTGGATTGCATCAGGCGACAGCTTGGTCTTAAGCACAAGATCAGGATCGTGCACGATCTCAGCCAATGCTGTGACTGCTGGTGTGACCAGCTCTAACTCACGAACGCGGGACTCAAGTTCTGTGATGCGCTGGTCCTTCTCCGCCGTCGCCTCACGGAACTGCTGCTCCAAAGCCTGCCGGGCTTCTTGATACTTGCCTTGGGATTCAAGCTGCTGCTGCTCGTAGTTGCGCTTGAACTCCAGCAGTTCATCGACATTGACCCCATCAGGTGCTTTTGATTTCTTTGCTGCACGCAGCTCTGCAATCAGCTCTTGATTCTTGCGTTCTAGCGCTTCAATACTGCGCTGCAGTACATCAGCATTCCCAGTAGTAGCCGCAGGCTCCTGGGTTTGTTGTTCATCAGACATGGATAAGCCGCAGGCTTAATTACGTCCTAAGGTTATCATTTCTTCTTTGCAGTCTTAGCGGCCGCCTTGAACGCAGCAGCAGATGGCCTGCCGGCTTCACCCTTGCGTGCCATGCGCTCCTTGCTGCCGGCCGCAATGCGCTTGCGCTTGGCGGCGATGTTGGCGTAAAGGCCGGGTTTCTTAGCCATTACTTCTTACCCTTGCGTGACTTGCCGGCTTTTGCGAGCGCGATTGCTACCGCTTGTTTTTGCGGCTTGCCTTTTTTCATCTCTGTTTTGATGTTGGCTGATACTGCAGCCTGCGACTTGCCCCGCTTCAGTGGCATCCCGCCATTCCTCAATACCTGTTAACAGTGTAGAGCCGTCAGCTGTTGCCCAACCCTTGTCGGTGTAGATAGCTGGCACCCATGCCTCGCCATGCAGTGCTTCTACGGGATCACTTGAGATGTAGTAGATGCCAGCATTCTGAAAATGACGGAGGCTAGGCAGGTCCATATCGTGCGCGAAGCTGATCTAAGGTTAGCTCTGAGCCGTCATCACGAACTAACTTGGCGATGGCGTCAGTCGGGCCATACTTATCAGCAAGCCGGTTGAAATACGGCACTTTGTTAGCGCCCAATGCCTTGGCCTTGGTTTCGAGGTCTTGCTTTGCCAGCCATTGCCCGTAAGTCTGATCCGCTGGCACCTGCCCGTTTGCTGACGCGCGTTTAGCGGGCGGTGGTGGTATGAAGTCCAACTCTTTGTAGTCGATCACTGGCACTGTGGTGCTGCGGCAGTTATGAGTTAGGATGCCATCGGCCCAGTAGGTGCCGCTTTCTGTTTCAAAGTTGTAGACATGCCCACTAAATGGTTCCCGCCCAACCCAAGTGACATCGACCTGATCATTGCCGCTTACGACGATGGCATCGGTATTCGCGGCATCGCCGAGCAATTCAACGTCTCGCCACGTCCCATAGAGCGGATCATCATGGAGTCCGGGCGCAAGCTCAGAAACCGAAGCGAGCAGCAGTTCGCTCGAATGGGTCGTGCTACGCCCGCTGAGCGCAAGGCATTGGCCGCCGCTGCTCACGCCGCTAAGCGCGGTCGCCCCAACAACGAGGCTGCTCAACTCAAGATGGCTGCTAGCCGCTGCCGCAAGGTTGGCCCACTCGAAACTGCGGTTATGCAAAGTCTTCAACAGGCTGGGATTGACTGCGAGCAACAGTTCCCGATCGGCAAGTACAACTGCGACCTGCTTTGCAAGATTGACCCTTGGACTACCACTCCAAGCGTCGCCGTGGAAGTCTGGGGCGGTGGTTGGCACCTCCACGGAAAACACCGTGACAGATTCCCTGAACGCACCAAATACATCCTCGGCAGTGGCTACAGCATCGCCTTCTTGGCAATTCTCAATGAGTTTGTTTGGAATGATCGAGCAGCTGAAAACTTGATCACCCACCTTGATGCTTTGAGCAGGCTGCCAGCCGGCGTTTGTCAATATCGGATGATTTGGGGTGACTCTGACTACGTGACCATCGGCGGTCTTGATGACGTAGAGAAAGCCCTCATAACGCCGACGGTAAACCGCCGCAATCCTGCCACGGGGCGCTACGAGCGTGTCCCCAGGTAAGCAGTTGAAGTGCTGCGGTGGCGTTGGCCCTTTGCCGTATTCAAACTCGCGGCCATCCAATGCACGGCAAATGCTACTGGTGCGGGTATCCAGTGTTGCCACATAGCGATACTTTTTAGTGATGTCTTGATTGGCTTCATACACCTGCTGGCTAGCTGCATTGGCTACTTGATTAATACTGGTGCGCACAAGGCTAACGATCTGATTATCGGCAACTGCTGTTGCCTGGCCGCCTGCTGCAACTAGCTGCTTCACGGTCTTGGCTTCTTCGCCAAATTCAAGGTTTCCGATCAGCCGCTTGGCAATGGCTGGGGTCGGCTCACCAGTTAGCAAGCCTTGCCGCACGACTTGAGAAAACCGCTCAGCCTGATCAACGGCAATGCCGCGAAATGCTTTGGTAACCACTTCGCCATTGGGCAACGTGATCGTGGCGCCTTGCGCTGCGGTGAGATTGAAAACTCCAGATCCAGACTGTTGCGCTAGTGCATCGACGCCATACACGGACTTGTACAGGTCATCCGACAGCGCTACCACGTTGATCTGCGTTGGATCAGTGGTGACCACTGACTGCGCAAACTGCGGGCTGATCTCCACGGTGCGAACTGCATCGCGTGCACCTGCCGGCAATGCACGCCGCAGTTGATCGGTCACAAACTCAGACTGCAGCTGCGCAATGCCTTGCAGCTCCAATGCAGTCAGCTCCGTTGCATCGCCCGCCCACGTTGCCAGGCTGTCCTTCAACTGCGCAAGGATCGCCCGCAGCCGTGCTGCCTTGACCGGTGCCGACAGCTCATCAATGGTGCGCAGCTGGTTGACGGCATCAATGATGATGTCGTTGTAGGCATTGATCACGCGCCGCGCAACGCTATTGCTGTAGCGGTTCAGGTCGATTGCATTGCGGTAGAGCGCTTCTGGTGTGCTCATCGTTCAATGCCAAGATCTTCCGGTTGGTAGCCGCTGCGGATGCTGACATTAGCGCCGCGGTTCAATGCAGTGGTGATCAATGCAGCAAATGCGTCGTAACCGTTTTGGCCGTCTTCATACAAGATTGTCTCGTCAATTTCATCTGGCTTGCCTTGCTTGTACCAACTGATCCGCACGATGGCTAAGACCTCTTCCGGCAAGGCGCTGACGTGATAATCAAGTTCCTGTCTCCTGGATTTCCTCGGTTCCATCCAGATCATCAGGTCCACTAAGCGGTCGGTTACCCAGTCCAGCAGGTTGTAGATCAAGCCCCGCATTGGCCGTAGCTTCAAGCTCCTCATCCACGTTAAAGTCGTCACCTAGCACGTCGCCTTCGGCAAGCTCACGCAGCAGCGTTTCCTGCGTGATGGTGCCTGCGGTGTAAAGCTGCAGCAGCGCTTGGATCTCTTGCGGCTCAAGGCGTGTGCCGAGGAAGTCGCGGTTGACGTAGCTGCTGCCAGGTGATGTGTTGTTGCCGATGTATTGCGCATGAAACTGCAGGCAGTTGTCGATCATGTCCTGCACGTTTTGCGCGATCACCATCATGGTGCTGTCGCCTTGGCTGCGATCAATGCGCTTTGCCTCAGCAGTTTCAGCGGATAACTTCTGGCCCAACACCGCCGACAGACCTAGCTCGTTGATCTGCAGTGCAAGCTGCTCAAGCCTGCGGAACTGGTAGTCGAAGCTGCGGCCAGCGGGTTCGATGTATTCAGCGCGGCCATCAGCAGGGAATGCGATGGCTTCACCCGGTCCAGCGCTGACCTCCTCTGCTGCAGATGGGAAGCCATAGAACGCCAGCATCGGCACAGCGCTGATGTGGAGCTGGTTGTCGAGGTCGCTCTGGATCTGATATGCCTTCAGGTTCAGCTCGGCGATGTCTTCCAGCGGTGGCCGTGACTCCATGAAGCCATGGCGCTGCGCATAGGCGACGCTAAACGGGATCTGGCTAAGGCTGGTGCGGCCTTCGTCGACAATTTCAAAGTCGCCGTTGTCTTGCTTCTGATGCAGCTGAAACTCACCTGGCGTCAGTACGCGGATCTGCTCCACTGCCTTTTCGCCAAACTCACCATCAGGCACGGTGACCATCTCAGCCAGGCGCAGCTGCGTCAACACCTGCCGGCCTTCCTGCTGCTCAGCGCGCCAGCCAAGGATCTGCCGTGGTGTGTAGCTCACCCAGTAGGGTCTACCCCCATCAGCAGGTGCATCCACCAGTACACCAACGTGGCCATAACGGACCATCTTGCGGGTGTTTTCATAGGTCCAGACGTTGAGGTCATTGCCTTGCAGGTCAACATCAAACAACTGCTCACGGATCACGTCGGCCGTGTCATCAAGCCGTACGGGCTTGCGCGTCAACATTCCAGCCAGCATCCGCTCTAGCCGTTGATAGAACGGCGGGCATACGCTGCGTGCAAGGCGGTTGTCGTAGGACTCGTCTAGCTCGCGCGGCTCTTGCGGCAGATACCGGCGATGCTTGCGGCGCATCCCATAAGTGCCTTGCAGTAGATCCTCGATCAAGATCCAATGCGCCTCTTGCGCATACCACGCCGTATTGGCATCCTGCACGCGAGTAACACGGCGCTGCGCAATCGGCCGGTCGTAGTTATTAAAGCCGGTGTACATTACAGCGCCGCAGTCATAGGTGCAGTTTAGGCAGCAGTCAGCGTAA